TCATCCGCAACAACGCAGCTCGTGGACTTGAGCTGTTGGAGTTCGCAGGCGACGGGCTAGTCGAGCGAACCATCCGTGAAGCACGAGACATGGCCCGAGGGGATGTCACAGACGATAAGTGGAGGCGCATGGCTGCCTGGCTATCCAGGCACCGCGTCGACCTCGAAGGGGCTCCTGATCCCGGCGAGGACGGTCGCTACACACCAGGGCAAGTCGCCCACCTGCTCTGGGGAGCAGCACCAACACTCGCAGGCAACGACCGCACCCGGCGCTATGCCGAGCGCGTTGTAGCACAGCTCGACGCGGAAGCGTCCGGGCGTAGCAACGGAGAACCAAACATGAGCATCGAGTTCCGCTCGGCGCCGGTGTCTTTCACGGATGCAGGCGACGGGTACACGTACCGTGGGCACATCGCCCTGTTCGATTCACCAAGCTCGCCAGCGCTCGGGTTCACGGAAGTGATCAAGCGCGGCGCCTTCAGCAAGTCGCTTTCTGCCGCCACCCGTGGCGAGTGGGAAGTCAAGGCATACCAGGACCACAAGCCTGAGCTGTTCCTTGGCTCAACCAAGACCGGCACTGTCTCACTCCAGGAAGACGAGCGTGGCCTCTTCGCAGAGATCCGCTTGAACCCTGACGTGACGTATGCGTCGGACCTGGCGGCCAACCTGAAGCGAGACGGAGCTGCCATGGGCGCTTCGTTTGGCTTCACCATCCCGGCCAAGGGCGAGCGCTGGAGCGACGACGGTGCCAACCGCGAGCTCACCAACATCCGACTTCACGAGGTATCCCTGCTGACCGGTAACGCTCCGGCGTACCCGGCAACGGTGGGCCTTGGTGCAGTCCGGGCCCTGGCAGACAAGACGGGCCAGGAGCCATCCGCCATCCGTGACGCAGTCGATGGATTGCTCAACGGCGAGCTCGACACTGATCGAGCCATCTTCCTCCGATCACTTATGGCATCCATGGAGCCGGCTGTCGAGCCGGAACCGGAGCCAGAGCCAACACCGGAACCGACACCGGACGAACCGGTCCAGGTCCCGGCATCTATCCGTGAGCTCATGCTCCGCCTCGAACAGGCGAAGCGTTAGCAGCAACCGCAAACGCTAGGGCGCAGCACGAGGACCGCAAGGCACCACTGCTGGTCGCACCACCGGGACGCGGCACCAACCCAAGCCCCCGTCAATGACGGGGTTTTTTAGTTAGGCGAAAGGAGATCTCATGTCTGAGATCGTCAAGAGCCTCCTCGATGCGCGACAGGCCGACTGGGCCCGCGCGAAGGAGCTCCTCACCCGCGCCCAGGAGGACAAGCGCGAGCTGACCTCCGAGGAGAATGCGGAGTTCGACAAGCTCATGGGCGCCATGAGCGACAAGGATGCGAAGGCCCAGGCCGTCGCAGGCGCAGAAGAGCGAGCCGTCAAGGTCGACGCTCTCCGCGCACAGTACGAAGTTGCAGCTGCTCCAGCCGCTGAGAAGAGCGAGGATGCTAAGACGCTCCGCGCAATCCTCACAGGCGACAAGCGCTCGGCTGACTTCGAGATGCGAGCACTCGCGAAGGGCACCGCTACCGTTCCGGTGACGTTTGCCGACTTTGTGGTGACGTACCTCACCGAGACTGCACCGGTCTACGCCGTTGCACGCAAGCTCCGCACGACCGCAGGCGAGGACATCACTGTTCCGCGCCTCACGGCTAACCAGGCTGCAAACTGGGTCGGCGAAGCCGCTCAGATCAGCCCAACAGATCCAACCCTCGACTCGATCACGTTGAAGGCCCACAAGCTGGCGACCCTCACGTTGATCAGCTCGGAACTCGCTGCCGACAACGCAGTGAACATCGAGCAGCTCGTTGGCGAGGCCGCAGGTCGAGCAATCGGCCAGACGGCTGGCTCAGCGTTCACCGTCGGAACCGGCACGGTTGTCCCGAACGGGTTTATCACCGCTGCAGGCTCGGTCACGGCGTCTGGTTCTGCTGCGTTCTTCGACGCAACGGACATTTTCGACCTGATCTATGGCCTCAAGGCTCCGTATCGCAACCAGGACACCGTGATCATGGCGTCGCCAACGGCTGTCGCTAAGATCCGCAAGTTCCAGAGCACGGATGGCCAGTTTATCTATGCACCTGGTCTTGATGGTGCAGGCAGCGACCGGCTCGCCGGTTTCCGCTTCCTGGAGAACCACGCGATGGCTGCAGTTGGCTCGGCTTCCAAGTCGGTCGCCATCCTGCACGCGCCGTCGTACATCGTCCGTGAAGCCGGCAGCCTCTCGGTTGCTCGCAGCACAGACTTCAAGTTCGACTACGACCAGATGGCAATCCGCGTGACGTATCGCGTGGACGGCAACCTGCTCGACGCGAACGCAGCTCTCTACCTGAAGAGCAAGAACAGCTAAGCCTTCGGACTTGGCTAGTCATCCTGTGAGGTGACGTCTCGAACCCCTCGCTTCCTTCGGGAGGCGAGGGGTTCGTGATTCAACAAACAAGTGCAACGGGAAGGAGGCCCCAATGCGCATCGCATGGTTTAGCAACTCACCATGGGCCGGGACGGGCTACGGGGTGCAATCGGCAGAGGTTCTGCCACGACTCAAAGAAGCTGGACACGAGGTCGCTTCCGTCAGCAACTACGGGCTGGCCGGAGCTCCGCTCGACTGGCAAGGCATCCCGTGTCTGCCCATGGGCTATGACGCCTGGTCCAACGACATCGGTGGCGCTCACGTCGCCAACTGGGTCCAGGACAAGGGGTGGGGAGTCATCCTCTACGACGTCTGGACGATCAAGGGGAACATGTGGGATGGCATCCCGCTCGCAGCCTGGGTTCCGGTCGATCACGACCCGGCACCGGCAGCCGTCGCAGACTGGTTCAAGCAGGCAAACAGCAAGCGCGTAGCGATCGCCATGTCTCGCTTCGGCGAGGACAGGATGAAGAAAGCTGGCGTCCCTGACGTCCTCTACGCGCCGCATACCGTCAACACAAAGCTCTTTACGCCTGAAGGGCCCAACTACCGGGCTAGGTTCAACATCCCCGAGGACGCGTTTGTTGTCCTGGTGAACGCCGCAAACAAGGGCATTCCGCCTCGAAAGAGTTGGCCCGAGATCTTTGCCGCGTTCTCGATCTTTGCGGCAAAGCATCCAGACGCCTGGCTGTATGTCCACAGCGAGCCCTATGGCCTCGCTGGTGGCGTGAACATGTTCAGGCTCATGGACGCCACGCGAGCTCCGCGCGAGCGCGTGGTCATGGCTCCGCAGTACCAATACAGGACTGGCATCCCGACGGAGGAGATGCCTTCGATCTACCGGATGGGCGACGTCTACTTGTCGCCGTCACGGGGCGAGGGATTCGGGGTCGGGTCAATCGAGGCCCAAGCGGTGGGCCTACCGGTGATCCAGTCGAAGTGGACGGCGCAGACAGAGCTAGTCGGAGCAGGCTGGCTCGTCGGCGGGCAGCCTGAGTGGAACGAGGGCATGGCGTCCTGGTTCCTGGCTCCGTCTATCGACCAGATCGTCCAGGCACTCGAAGCCGCGTATGAAGCAAAGCAGACCGGTGCTGGCGCTGAGCTCAAAGCTGAGGCCCGCAAGTTTGCACTCAACTACGACACCGACAAGGTGTTCAAGGAGCACTGGCTCCCGATCCTTGACGAGCTTCAGGACAGGCTTACACCTCCGCTCAACAGGGAGCAGCGCCGAGCAGCGGAGAAGGCGAAGCTCAAGGCCAAGTCGAAGTGAGTGACATCACAGTCATCACGGCGATGATGCCGGACCGCAAGGACCTCCTCCGCGAGGCCATGGAGTCGGTGCGCAAGCAGACGCTCCAACCAGCAGATCACCTCATTGGCGTCGACTACAGGCAAGTCGGTGGCTACCGGGTCAGGAACCTCCTGGCATCGGCGGTGAACACCACATGGATGCACGTGCTCGACGACGACGACGTGCTCTTCCCGGAGCACCTCGAAAAGCTCATGGCAGCAAGCCAGGAAGCAGACGTCGTCTACTCCTGGTGCCAGAGCGAGGGCGACGACTTCCAGCTTTACAACCGGCCCTTCGACCCTGAGCTCCTGCGGACGACTTCGATCGTCTCGCACAACGCCATGGTCAGGACCGAGTTAGTCCTGGACTTGGGTGGATGGGAACAAGAGAAGGGCTACGACTGGCGATTCTGGGTTCGGGCCCTGGACGCAGGCGCACGGTTTGTCTGCGTGCCAGAACGGACGTGGCTGTACCGGTTGAACACCACCTGGCGCCACGAGTCACGACCATGAAGGCAGTCATCCTCGCGGCTGGCAAGTCAACCAGGCTGGCAGGAGAGAACAAGCTCCTGGTCAATGCCGGTGGCATCCCTGTCCATGAGTGGCACAGGCGAGCACTCAAAGGGTTCGACGTTGGCGCCGTTGTGCGGCCAACCGACTTCAGCGAAGTCAACGAGGCGATGCCCTGGCTCGAAAAGATCGTGGGCCACGGCGTCTACGACGGGCCCGTAGGAGCACTTCACGCCTACATCCGGACCATGAACGAACCGATCACGGTCGTTTACGGGGACACGCTCCTGCCCGAAGTGCCAACGGAAGACGCCGACTGGGTGGCTGTAGCACGAGCTCCCTGGCGCGTCTGGGACTACTACGACGGCGAATGGACCAGGGGAGTCCCGTACGTCCAGGTCTGTGTCGGGGCCTACCGGTTCAGCTGCATCTCGTGCGTGAAGCACATTGCCAAGAACCTGCTCGACAACGCGGACGGAGAAGAGGTCCACATGGTGGATCTCATCCGGTCCTACAGCGAAGAACACATCATCCAGCGCCTCCGAGTCGAGGGCTGGCAAGACGCCGGTGATCTCGACGCGATCGCCCGGGTGAAGTTGATCGGAGACTAAAAACATGGCCCATGTAAACACGCTCTATGCCGACATTGAAGACGTCAAGAAAGCACTTGCGATCTCTGTAAGTGATGCTCAAGATGACGAACTGCTAGATCAGATTGTCGAGTCCGCAAGCCGGATGATCGACGAGTACACCGGGCAGTTCTTCTACTCCACGGCTGGGACGGCGTACTACACGCCACAACTCAACTCGATCGTTGAGACCGATCCGTTCACGGCTATCACCTCGATCCAGACAGACGAGGACGGGGATGGCGTCTACGAGATCACCTGGCAAGTTAGCGACTACTACACACAGCCATACAACGCCGCCATGTTCGGCAAGCCCTACACGGCGATTCAAGTCGCACCGGACGGTGACCAGGCCTTCTCTCCGTCGATCCCGAAGAACGTAAAACTCATTGCCACCTTTGGCTGGGCCTCGGTTCCAGCCGCCGTCAAGCAGGCGTGCATTATCGCCGCGACCACGCTTTACGAGGGCCGCAAGGCTCCGTTCGGGATCGTTGGCAGCAGCGAGCAGGGCACGGTCCTCCGACTCTCCAACCGACTTCACCCAGAGGCCGCACTCCTCCTGGAGCCATACCGGCTCCATGACGGCGTTGTCGCCTGATAGGAGGACACATGGCATCCAACCGCTTCAACCTCTCGATCAAGCAGGGCGCCACGCTGTCGCTAGTTGCTACCTGGAAGGACTCGACTGGGACGCCCGTCAACCTGTCCGGTTACACCGCGCGCATGCAAGTGCGAAACACCTATGACGCCGGTAATGCCGTCTTGAGCCTCACCACGAGCAACGGTGGCATTGCCCTAGGCGGCACGGCAGGCACGATCACGATTACAGCTGCCGCAACCGCAACCGCAGCTCTGGCTGCGCCGTACACCGGCGTCTATGACCTTGAACTGGTCTCCGGTGCCGTCGTCACACGCCTCCTCGAAGGGATCGCCACCGTGTCCCCGGAGGTGACGAAGTGACCGTCGAGCTCAACCTCACCCAGCAGATCGTCGAGATTGCCGAGGACGGTTCGACCGTCACGATCCAGGCACCTGGCCCGCAAGGGCCTAGCGTTGTCTCTGTTGCCGTTGGCTCGACAACCACCGGGACAGCAGGTTCGAGCGCTTCCGTCACGAACGTTGGCACCTCTTCAGCAGCGATCTTCGACTTCGTTATCCCACGAGGCAACAAAGGCGACCAGGGAGAGACGGGCCCGCAAGGTCCTGCGGGCGCAACCGGTCCTACCGGTGCGACTGGTCCTCAGGGTCCCCAAGGCATCCAGGGCCCGAAGGGAGACAAGGGAGATACCGGAGACACGGGTCCCCAGGGCGCGACTGGTCCAACAGGCGCGACTGGCGCAACTGGCCCGACCGGTCCTCAGGGACCGCAGGGCGAGCAGGGCCTAGCTGGCGACAAGTACACGACCACGTCTTCGACGTCCCTAGCGGTCGCTTCTAGCGGCACGGCGACTATCACGATCGGGACGGCGCTGTCCTACATCGCCTCGCAGCCGATCCAGGTTGCCTACGACAACGAGCACTACATGAGCGGCGTCGTGTCGAGCTACAACAGCTCGACAGGTGAGCTCGTCTTTGTCCGAACAGTTTCGGCTGGAACCGGAACCTACTCTGACTGGGACGTCAGCGTTGCTGGCGTTCAAGGACCTCAGGGCCCGCAAGGAGCAACCGGAGCTACCGGTGCGACAGGCGCCACAGGCGCGACTGGAGCTACTGGTCCGCAAGGACCACAGGGCGAGAAGGGCGACAAGGGAGATAAGGGAGACACCGGAGATACCGGTCCTGCTGGTCCAACCGGCGCGACCGGAGCCGCCGGCTCTGCTGCCACAATCTCCGTCGGCACTGTTACAAGCGGAACCGCAGCGTCGATCAACAACTCTGGATCGAGCTCCGCAGCCGTCTTCGACTTTGTCCTGCCCAAAGGAGACAAGGGCGATAAGGGAGACACGGGCGAGACTGGTGCCCAGGGCCCGGCAGGAGCCTCAGGAAGCGCTGCGACTATTGCCGTTGGCACGGTCACGACTGGCACTGCCGGTGGCTCTGCGACTGTTACCAACTCAGGGTCCAGCTCTGCCGCTGTCTTCGACTTCAGCATCCCACGGGGAGCTGACGGTTCAGCGGGCCCACAGGGAGAGACCGGTCCAGCCGGTGCCGCAGGAAGTGCTGCAACCATTGCTGTCGGAACGGTCACAACTGGAACGGCTGGTTCGAACGCATCCGTTACGAACACAGGAACAAGCTCCGCAGCTGTCTTTGACTTCAGCATCCCGCGCGGGGATAAGGGCGACAAAGGAGACAAGGGCGACCAGGGTGATCCTGGTGCCACAGGCGCAACCGGGGCCACAGGAGCTGCCGGCTCAGCCGCAACCATCGCTGTTGGCTCGGTATCAACCGGAACCGCCGGATCGACTGCCACGGTCACAAACGTTGGCACGTCCTCTGCTGCGATCTTTGACTTCAGCATCCCGAGGGGAGACAAGGGCGAGACCGGAGCAACCGGAGCTACAGGAGCCACGGGTGCGACCGGCGCTGCCGGTTCGGCGGCCACCATCGCCATCGGAACCGTCACCACCGGGACAGCAGGATCAACTGCAACCGTCACCAATGTCGGCACGTCTGGCGCAGCTGTCTTTGACTTTTCAATCCCGCGAGGCGACAAGGGAGAGACTGGCGAGACCGGGCCTGCCGGCTCTGCTGGTGCGGCTGGTTCAGCAGCAACGATCGCCATCGGCACGGTCACGACCGGGACCGCTGGGTCGACCGCAACCGTAACCAACTCAGGAACGTCCTCTGCTGCCATCTTCGACTTCTCAATCCCTCGCGGGGACAAGGGTGAGACCGGTAACACCGGTGCGACAGGCGCAACCGGGCCGCAGGGCCCAGCTGGCGTTGTGGCGGCGACGTCTCCGCTCAGCTATGACTCAGGCACCCAGACGGTCTCTGTTGGCACTGCCAGCACCTCTGTCTATGGCGTCACGACGCTCGGCACAGCCGTCAACGACACGTCGACGACGATCGCCGCCACACCTTCTGCCGTCAAGACTGCCTACGACACGGCTGCAACGGCAATCCCGAAGAGCACCGTCACAGCGGCCGGCGACCTGATCTACGCCTCGGGCTCTGCTACGCCAACACGCCTGGCCATTGGTAGCGCGGCCCAGGTCCTCACCGTCGGTACGGCCGGCGTCCCAACGTGGGCGGCGGCAAGTGGCGGCGGCGACTACTACGTCACCGGCACGGCGTCGGTTGATGGAACCGCACTCTCGGCACCGTCCGGTACCTACTTCATTACTAACTACGGCGCACAAGTCGTCCTCGGGACGGCGACAGGACCAGCGGGCGGGACGGCGTTTGGTACAGCGTCAACGACAGTCATGTCGAAACCGCTATCCATTGGCGTGACGAACGTGGCGTCGTCGTGGTCCGGAGGACAGTCCGCGATTTCAACAACCGGCAACGTGGTCTACGGAGGTGGAAACTTCGTTGGCGCAACCGGTTCGGGCGTCTACTATTCAACGACCGGAACAGCGTGGACCCTACGTTCAATCGCCGGTAACTTCAACGACGTCGCATTTAACGGAACGTTTTTCTTGGCGGTTGGCAACGCCGGAGTAACCTCATACTCCCAGGGAACCGCGGTAGGCTCGGCATGGTCGACAGGAGTCGACTTCGGCGGAGAAAACAACCTGTGCGTTGCGTACGGTAACGGCACTTGGGCCGTCGGAAACGCAAACGCTCAAATCTTTACGTCAACCTCTGGAACTGCGTCGTGGGGAACTCAAACTTCTGGGTTTAGTGCCACCACCGACATTTACGACATTCACTACGCAAACTCTCTTTGGGTGGCGGTTGGGCAAAACGGCCAACTCTCAACATCGTCCGACGCGATAACTTGGACGAGTAGGACGAGCGGTTTTGGAACAACAAACATCAACACGGTTACGTACGGAAACGGAACCTGGATCATTGCCGGCGTGAGCGCGAAACTCGCAACGTCGTCAGACGGGATTACCTGGACAATCCGAAGCACAGGGGCTAGTGGAACCCCAACATTTTTTGAGAGTACCTACGAGGCTGGAGTGTTTGTTGTTGTTGGGGCATCCGGAACCATCGCCGTGTCGCCAAATGGCGTGAACTGGTATTTGGCAAGTACGCCAAGTTCAACAACGTCCGCCTACGGCGTGGCCTATGGGAATGGAACGTGGGTGGCGACTATCAACGGAACGGACTGGTGGTACTCAACGACTCCAGGAAGTTTCGCACTCAAACTTGAACCAGTCACAACACAGACACTTTAGAAATGGAGGTTGAACGTGCGCTATCGCTATGAGATTGACGACCAACACACAATCCGCGTGTGGGACGACGAGAGGCCGAACGAGAACGGCGCGCCGTTTCTACTCCAAGACGTCCACCCCGAGGGTCGAGCGTGGGTAGACCACGCCGAGGCCCAGGCGTGGGTTGAGGCGTTCGTCGAGGAACTACTCACCCCGGCCATCGAGGATTATTCCGGCAACTAGGCCAACAACCTAATAGGACTCAACCGACGCGCCGGGAGGCGCGTTTTTGTATGCCCGAGGAGGGGTAATGGACGACGTACAAGTTTCCAAGGCCCTGGCCGACAGGGCACTCGACGTGAACCCACCAACCGGCTATCCGGCATTTAGGACGGCGCACGCCTTCCCACCGGAGTCGTTTGGGGCCACGCCGGCCCTGGTCGTAATCCCAGGGTCCGACTCAATCGAGGTGGGCGGCCAAACGCGCCGGACCACCGTTACGTACACGGTCCGCCTGTATCTCGACACGATTGCCGACATGGCAAGGCGGTACGAGGCGTTGGCGGCCTACCGGACATGGGTTCGGGACCTTTACAACGGCGCGGTGACTCTCGGTGGCCTGGTCGACCAGGCCGGAGTTACCGCAACCCAAACCTCGACGGACGAGGTGGGGGGCATTGAGTACCTCGTGGTGGACGCCACCGTCGAGTGCGTAAAACAAGAGGCCGTGGCCTACACGGCATAAGGAGAAAACATGGCAAACGGAACAGTTCTGTTCTCAAAGCTCGTCCTCAAGGGCGAGTCGTCATACGGCTCCGGTGCCGCTGCGGACTTCGCAAGCGGTGGCCGCCGGATGTCCGTCACCCCGACAGGCGTCATCTCTCTCGGTCGCGAGTGGGATACCGGAGCTGACCGCACGGTTGGCCTCCGCACGCCAGTTATTGGCACACGCATCACTCAGCTCGCGGAGAACCCAGAGCTGACGATCGAAGCTCCGGCCGTCACCACAAACGACCTCGCCGTCTGGCTCGCCATGGTTGAGAAGACCGCTGGTGGCACGGCGTCCGGTACGGCTGCGCCGTACACCTGGGCCCGAGCAATCGGCATGGACTCGACCACGAACGCTCCGCTCTCGGGCGAAGCGATCGTCACGGACGGAAACCAGAGCTACTTCGTCAACGGCATCCTCCCGAACACCGTCTCGGTGTCAGCTGAGGCGTCCGGTCTGACGACCATGACCGTCAACGCGTTCGGCAAGTCGGTGACCAAGACGTCGCAGGCTACGGCTGAATCCCTGGAGACCGATCAGCGAGCACTCGCGGGCCGGCTCTGGCAAGCGTCCTACGGGACCGCGTTCTTGTCCGCTGGAACAGCTGGCGGCACCGCGTTCACGCATCTCTTCGACTGGAACCTTGAGCTGACGACCGGCTTTGGCGCGATCAACTCACAGGCCGGTGCGCTCACGCTTGCGGACTACAACCAGTTCGCGGCGGCGTTCGGCGGCACGCTCTCAATGACCGTGGCCTCGAACCCTGCAGCCGTGGCGCAGCTCTTCGACAAGCTCGGAACGCTGACGTTCTGGCGCCTCCACTGGGAGGACACCGCCAGCCCAGCTCACTCCGCAGACATCCTGGTATCAGCGGTCCCGACATCCGTCGAGCCGATCGGTGGTGACCAGGAGGGCGTGGTCACGTATGCAGTCGAGCTCGCGCTCGCCTACGACCCAACGTCCGCGAAGGTCTTCCAGTACCAGGTCAAGAACGGACTCGCGGCGCTGCCGTGAGCCACTAGCCAAGCAGTAGGAGGCACCAATGGCACAACCGAATAGGCCCGCGCCGAGAACAATCCGCATTGACTTGCCGGAGCCCTACACCGGGTTCTATGCAATCGCCAAAGCTGACTTCCCGGCGCGGGTCCTAACGGACCTTCAATCAGGTGACTTCGCGACCGCAGTCGATGCGTTCAGCCGAGTCGTCATCGAGCACAACCTTCCAGCAGAAGACGGCACAACGGCGCCGCACCTGGCTGACGTCGATCCGTTCGACATGGTGAGGATCGCCATGGAGAAGTGGGGCGACGAGCTGGGAAAACTGCCTCCCCGGTAGCACTTCGCCGCACGGCCAAGCGCCTGGCGTTGTGCCACGCGGTCACTCCCGAGCCGGAGGTCATGTTCTACCTCCTGGCCCGCGAGCTAGGCGTCAC